TGTTAAAAATGGTTTCAAGCCCGGATTTCAAATCGGGATTAATAACTTTGATGCTATCTTCAGTACTTACACTGGTCAGTTTATTACTGTTACTGGTATACCTAGCAGTGGGAAAAGCGACTTTGTTGATCAAATGGTTATTGGATATAATATTGGTTATAACTGGAAAATAGGATTTGCATCGCCAGAAAACGCTCCTACATATTTACATGCTCATAAAATTATGCGTAAAATATGGGGAGGTATGCCATCTCAAAACGACATAGGTTCAGAAAGATGGGAAAAAATATCTAATCATATAAATTCTAATTATTATTTTATTGATTTAGAAGTGCCAACATTAGAATCTGTATTACGCAAAGGTGCAGAATTAGTAAAGCGTAAAGGTATTAAATGTTTAGTTATTGACCCTTTTAATAAAATAAGAGATGTTGATGCAAAAAGTATGGATGTTAACACTTATACTTTAGAATATTTAACTAAAATAGAACAATTTGCTAAACGATATGATGTATTAGTAATTATAGTTGCTCACCCTACAAAAATGTATAAAGATAGCTCTGGTAAAATTGAAGAGCCTACTATGTATAATATTAAAGGTGGGGGTGAATGGTATGATGCTAGTTATCATGGGTTACTTGTGCATAGAGATTATGAAAATAAAACAACAAAAGTAAAAGTATTAAAAGTAAAGTTTCAAAACTTAGGTGAAAATGGAGCTGAAGCTTATTTTACTTGGGAGCCTCGTAGTGGTTCATATATACCACATTATAATGAAGAGGAGGAAAAAGAAGATCAATCGAAATATTTGCCGTGGGAAAAGTAAATGCCAGTATATATAATAACAAAACACAAATTTATGATGGGAACTTATAGCCCTACTGTTCTAGAGAATAATGCTTGGACTTATTGCGTTAAAAATAATATTCGTATATTTCCTGTATGTGTTCAAAATCATAAATTATGGAAAGTAGGAATTAATTTAGGGCCATATAAAAAAGGTGAAAAACCAAATTTATCACCAAACGCTTTTAAAGCAGGTGAAATTCAAAAAGAAATTTACAAAGCCTGTGTATATTATTATAATAAATACGGGGCAAATACGAATACAAAATGATTATAATATTATGATATACGAAAAACAATACAGATCTTTGTTAGCACAAGTTGTTCGCAATGGAAGTTTTAGAAAAGATAGAACAGGCACTGGTACTAAATCTTTATTTCATCAACGTTTAAATATTCATATTGATGCAAAAAAAGAATTAGGTAAAGAAATGATAACGGGCTCTAACTTTCCAATATTAAACGCAAAGCATATGAGTCAAAAAATATTTGACACAGAGTTTGAATGGTTTATGAATGGGGAAACAAATATTCAAAGGTTTAAAGATAATAATGTAACTATATGGGATAACTGGGCAACTCCAGAAGGCGACTTAGGCCCTGTATATGGTTATCAGCTTAGAAATTTTAATGGACAAGATATAGATCAATTAAAAGAAGTTATTGATTCAATAAATAATGATAGGCACGGAAGGCGTCATATTATTAGCCTGTGGAATCCGGCGATGACAAAGGAAATGGCGTTGCCTCCGTGTTATTTATATTTTCAATTTTATGTAAACCAGGGGTTTATAGATATGTTTGTAGTACAAAGATCAGGGGATCTATTTTTAGGGGTGCCTTATGATGTTTGTCTATTTAGTAAATTACTGTTATATATTGCATCACAAACTAATACTATACCACGAACTATTGATATTTCTATAGTTGACGCACATGTATATTTAAACCATTTTGATGCAATAGCTCAATATATGGAAAACACTGATTATAAAGACGGTGTTGAATTTACTTACCAAAGTGGTAAGCTTGTACTAAATAATTATAAACCAGGGCCTATAATTAAAGCCCCAGTTGCGGTATAAAAATATGTATTTTATTTATCACATACCGGGTAAAAAAATTGGTGTTACACGTAATCTTTTAAAAAGAGTTACGAAGACGCAAGGGTACAAAGAATCAGAATATGAAATATTATTACAATCAGATGATATTGATTTCATAGCTGAACAAGAAATAAAACTTCAAAAAAAGTTTGGATATAAAATAGATTTAAAACCTTATAATAAATTATTTAATAAAATGAAATTAAACGTAACTGAACAAACAACTACTTTTCCGGTACCCAAAGATCAAATGGAACATTACCTCGGAAAACATATTGGCGAAAGTTGGAAAACAGAATTAGGTGTATTTCATATAACCGCTGACACAATAGACTGGCTTGTTAAAAACGCAAAGAAGTCCATGTTTAACTCCGAGAGAAGCTTTATATATAATAAGGCTTATTATGAAGAATTTTTGTTTAAAACAAACGGAAAGAACGTCTTTGACCGTATTAGGGCTTGGGCGAAAGAACGAAATATGTATACACAGGGAGATATTAAAACACAATTAATAAAACTATATGAAGAGACTGGTGAGCTTTCTGAAGCTGTACTTAAAGATAATAAACAAGACACAATTGATGCAGTCGGCGATATTGTGGTGGTGCTTACTAATTTGGCTGAACACTTAGGAGTAGGTATTGAAGAATGTATTGAACATGCATATGGCCAAATTAAAAATAGAAAAGGTAAAATGATTAACGGAACATTTGTAAAAGATGAGTAAAAGAGGATATGATTTTAGAGACCCCATTATACAAAAGGTTGTAGAAAAGTTTATATCTCGATCTGATGTAGGTTATAATAAATATAAAGTAACACTTGACGAAGACAGTAAGTCTATTAATGAATGGCTTAATAATATACAAGAAGAATTAATGGATGCGGTCAACTATATTGAAAAATTAAAACAAGTTTTATCTGTTGAATTACAAGAAGCTTTATTAAACCATTACGATGAGAAAGATAAGACGTAGTAAAAAGCGAGGGCCCGTTGTATCAAAAAAAGTTACATATGATGGAATTAATTTTGCATCGGGTTTAGAAAAATATATGTATATTGCATTAAAGCAAAACGGTATCAAAGCAGTTTATGAAAACCGAACTTTTGTTTTAATTCCTGGATTTTACTTTGATAGCAAAAGCTATGAAAGAACGGCAAATGCCAAAGGTGAATATAAAGATAGAGGTATGAAAAGTATTCAGCCTATAAAGTATACACCAGATTTTGAAGGTACAGGATTTATAATAGAATGTAAAGGCAGGGCAAATGAAACGTTTTCTATGCGGTGGAAATTGTTTAAAAAATATATAAGTGAACAACTTCCGGGTATTGTATTATACAAACCCCAAAACCAAAAAGAATGCGACGAAACAGTGAAGCTAATATTAGAGTCTCAAAAGCAATTGCAAGACAAAAATATAAAGAAAGACAAATAAATAAATATCTTAATTGGGCTATGGAGTCAAGAGGATATTTAAAATGGAAAGAACTAATTGAAATACAAAATAAATATAATATAAAAGTGCATGGCTAGAAGAAATATAACTTATACTTATATTGAGCGCCCTAAAAAAAAGAGGCCGGGTGTTCACGCTAAAACAAAAACAAGTAGAGTAAAGTCAAGTAAATATTATAAAAAAAAATATAGAGGACAAGGAAGATGAAGATTAATAAAGGTATAAAAAGATTTTTTGAAAACGGCTATAGGCAAGCAGGAGGTCGTAAAACCAAAAAAAGTATGTCTTTAAAACAACTTATTAAAAAAATTATAAAAAAATTAATGTTTAGATAAATATAAAATGACAGACAATAAACATCGTCCGGAATGGGAAATACATTTAGGTTTTTATCCGGGAATACTTTTAGGAGTACGTACATATTATTTAGAAACTCATAACGACCACGTTTTGTATTTGCCTTTTATAGATATTTGTATAACTATATATAAAAATTAAATGGAATTAACACAAATTAAAAACTTATTAATAGATTTATTTAATAATGATTTTACTAAACAAAATAGACAAAGACACAATGTATATCAAAGAGCAGTTTATTATAGGTTATGTAGGGATTTAACCCCACATGCGCTAACAGATATAGGCGCAACAATAAATAAAGATCACGCCTCTGTAATACACGGATTAAAATTATATAAAAATTTTAAAGATTGGGGAGAAGACACTTATATTAGTATTTATAAAAAAGCAAGATTGAAATTAAAACAAAAATATGAATTTGCAAATCCTCATTTGAAAATGACGTATGAAGAAAAATACAGAGAATTATTGCTAAAACATATTGTATTAAAAGAAAAATTTTATAAATTGAAGAAAGAAAATGAAATACACGTATGATGATATAGAAAAAATTGCTGAATTTAAGTCGTGGTCAGATAAGAAAAAGGTTGATACACTTCTTGCTATAGATGCAGACTTATATTGTAATTTAGGTATAGAGTCTAGTAAGACGGAAAGAGAAAACGTAAAAGTTAAATCAAGAAAAATATATAGATTAATTAAATCTATAGATGAATATGCCGGTAAAATATTGTTAAGACACGAAAGATGAAAGAACAAAAATTAATTTTAATGGCAAAAAATTTAAATCGTTTAGAAGAAACGGTTGATACTTTAATTAGAGAATTAGTTCGTACACAAAATATTCAAATAGGTATTTTAGAAACTATGAAACGTATGCCTAAATATAAAGAGGCTGTAGAGAAGTTAAAAAAAGATAATTTAGAAAAGAGTAAAGAAGAGGATAAACCGTCTTAGTTGTAATATTCTTGTTTTTTTACAACTATGTTTTTCATATAAATTGGTTTAGTTAAGGGGTACGCTTTGTGCCCCTTTTCTTTTATACTATCTTTTATTTGATGTTGTTCAATATAATATTTAGACGGATACTTTTTTGCAAGATGATTTATTACTGTACTTTTTATTGTATAACAAGAAGAAAATAATAAAGCTATTAATAATATTAAAATTCTTTTCATATAATGCTATACACAGCTCTTCCATTTATTCTTTCTGCTTTTAAACAACGATTTCTATTTTGATCGTCTGACACATAACTTACATGCACCCAATCAGGATTTACTTCATTTCCAAATTCCCATATTAATTGATCAAAATTTAAGTTTTCTTTTATATAATTATACATTTCAGCATTTGTTTTATAACCAAATGTATCATCTAAATCAATTGCGCGGCCGTCACAATGTTGTGAGCGTTCACTTCCTCCTATAGCTTTATTAAGTTGTACAGAGCGATAAAAGGAATTTATTTTAATTGGTCCCCCTACCCATTCTCTTAAAGGTTCAAATATATTTAATGCTACCGCTTCCATATTAGCTAAATGATAATCACCAGGAGTGTTGTCTAAATTTAATCTCATAGCGGTATTAGAATGCACACCTTCTTTAAATGATATATGTTTACTTATATTTTTCATTTTATCTAACTTTAAGTTTTGTAGATTTCTTTTTAGAAGCATCTTTTAATTCCCAATCACTCCATCCTAATAATTGAAATATTCTTACCCAATTATCTAGATCTCTATCTGACGCACCTTTTAAATTTTCAATTTTTCTTTGCAATCTATCTAAAGGTATATTAAGTATTGAAGCTACATTTATTGCCGCTTCTAATGAAGGAGGTATATCATTATCATATTTACCTATTTCTGATAATGCTTTTATTTTTCTTAATTTATGATCAATTGGTGGGGATATATCAGAAACAGAAAGTAATACGTTTGAAGAGTCACGTCTCCATTCATCTTTTTGCATTTCTTTATAATAAGCTAATCCAGTATTTTTAATCATCGATAATACAGCTCCTCCCAGCCCTACTCCTCTTAATATAGAATCAGACATGTTATTTATAATTCTAGGCACTTTATTGCTTTGAAGCATTGCTTGTAATTTAGTTTCATCTTCTTCTGCTTCTGCTGCAAATAAAGCATTTTGTAATGCGTTAAATATTATATTTTGAACTGTCATATAATATACGATTTTTGAAATATGCGTTTTTGCATCGCCTCTTTTATTAACTAAATCACTTAATGCTTTTTTAGTTAATCTTGTATATTGAAAGGGCGTATTAGCAAAGGCAAAAATTAATCTTCCAAAATCACTTGCTTGTATATTTGATATTCTTGAAGCGTCTGAAGATTGTTGTGAATCATTTGCAATACTTCTCCAATCATTATACGCTTTAGCTTCAGCATTTTTTTCAGATAACCCTTCTTTTAAATAAGTGTTTATTCTATTTCTATAAAATGTTGCTCCACCTCCTGCAATTGCTAAGCTATCTGCAAATTGAGTTGGTATAAAACCAGCTTTTAATATAGCAGCCATAATTGCTTTAAATTTATTTTCACTTTTTACAGCATCGGCTAATTCAGCCTCTTGTACGTTTATTTTTAGCCCGTTTCTTCTATTAACTAAAAAGTCTGAGTTTAATAATTTTAATAAATCTTTTGTGTATTGAGGAACATTAGCTAAAGCTTTACCTGCTTGAAGCGGGTTGTTATCTGTCCAGTTTAAATAATTAGCGGCTGATATTAATTGTAATGAAGCTGAACGCATATTAAAAAACATAATAGTTCCTATTGACCCATTAATAAAATCTAATGTAGCATTTGAAAATTTATTGTTTACTCTATTAACACCAGATTTCATTCTTTGAATTGTGTCTTCTAAATTTTTTACATAATCCGTTCCAAATGCCGCAGTTAACTTAGTTTTGTTTTTGTCATTTAAAATTAACTTTACATTTTTATTCCATGCTTCTAAATACTTTGATCTTTTATTTTTGTTTATACTATTAGACAAATCTGTACCAATTTTTCCGGCAAACCAATTTGTATCAGGTTCAGGATATTTATCGCTTTTTGTTGCTTTCATTAACCCAAATGCAAATTTTCTTAAATCATTATTTTTAGCTACATAATTACTTAATTTATCTGAATTTGTTTTACTTATACTTGGAATTGACATATTTTGTTGATTCCATATAAACACACGAACTGCATCTTCTACAGAAAAAGCGTCTAACCCTATTTCAGATAGTTTTTTATCTAATTTTTCAGGTGAAGCTTTAATTTGTTTTTTAAGATTTCTATAAGATTTTAATAAAGCTCTTCTATCTATTTCTAAATTAGCAACACCTCTATCATAAGGATCTAATAGCTTTTCTTTTATAAATTTAATATCAGCATCACCTTGTTGACCTTTACCTGCTGCTTTTTGTAATAGTCCATAAAAATCTTCTGCACTATAAGGTAAAAATATATTCCATTTATTTTTATAATTTGCTTTTTTACCCAAATTAGCAGCTAAAGCTACATCTTTATCACTTCTTATAACTGCAGCTTCTTTTGATTTCCTATCTAACATATCAGCAAATTGAGCTGAGGCTGATTTTGAAAATTTTGTAATATTATCATTTGTTAAAGCATCGGCTTGCTTTGCTAGTTTTTCTTTATAATTTACATCAAATAAATCCATATTTATATTACCTGTATCATCTACAAATTCTATTTGACTTAATAAATTATCTGAATATCTTGAAAAAGGAAATCCTCCTGCTACGGTTGCGTCTTTGCTTAAATATTCTGTTTGTAATGAATATGGAATTGCTATTATAGCATTTTGAGAAAAGAACTTATCAAAAGCATTTTGTATTATTTTTTGATTTTCACTTTTACTTTTTGAAGGACTTACTAATGAAACTGCATTTACCAACTCAATAGCATTTTCAGTAAAAGGTTTTGCGTGCTCCATTTCGTAATTTGCATTTCTTGTTTCCATAACTTCCGGAACCCAGCCCAAGAAGTAAGAAGCTCTTCTTAAAGTATTTCTTGATCTACCTGAAGTATCATGAAAAATAGTTGCAGCAATATATTCTTTATCAATTATACCATCGACCATAGCATTTGATAAACCTATATAATGATTTATAATTGATTTCTGTTTTTCAAGCGCTTTTTGATTTTCTAAATTAGCTTTTGTTTGATTATCTTTTGTAATTCTTGTTTTAGGACTTGTTGCGTTTTTTCTTGCTTTTGGATCTGTAGCAACTGCTAACCTACTATCAGACTGCGGTTCAACATCGGCTAAATCATAAAAATCATTATATTCTACAGCATTCAACCCGCCTAACATAAGATCATGTGCCTTATCTTTATGTCCCGGGGATTTTAAATAAGCTAAATCTACATAATCACCATCTACTAACGCTCTAGATTGATTTACAAATTTTGCAACTTGTTCATCTGTATATTTTGTTATACCGCTTGTTTTAAATGGTAATTCAGTATTAAAATTAAATCTAACCTCGTCCGCCAACCCTTCAGCTTTAGATTTTGTAATAGAGTGTTTTATATATCTAGGCTTAGGCAGCTGGGATATTTCAAAAACTATTTGATCTAATGTTTCGTCAGGTATAATTCCTGTGTAAACTCTTTTAAATTGCGCGGCAGGGTCTTGCCCTAACTTCATATCTTTTATTCCCAATAATAATTTAGTATCATTTACTAATGGATTTTCTTTTACCCAAGAGTCAAGAGTTTTACTATATTTTGTAAATCTTCCTCTTTCAATATTTCTTTCAAACTCTTCGTTAAACTCATTTATTGCGGTTTGCTGTGTTAAAGGAAGTTTTTCTTGTACAGCAGGATCATTTAACGCATCCATTGACTGATCAAATGCAATTTCTTTTGCTAATGTGTTTATTATAAAAGCTTTTCTTTGTGCTGTATTGCTATGTTTTTTTGCAAACTCATTTAAAAAATCATTTTTAACTTCATTAAAAGATTTCTTTTTAAACACTAAATTACCAGCGTATGATTTTTTACCAGTAAAACTTTCTAATACTCTTACAGGCTTGCCGTTTTTATCAAACTGTTGCTCTAAAAATAAATCTTTCAAAGCTTGGCTTTTAGTTAAATCTTGTAACGGTAATAAATTATATAAATTTTCTGCATTAGATTCTATATAACCAAAGAAATCATTATTATTAAAAGATCTTAATTCTGTAGCAACATCTTCGTATAACATGTTTCTTACTGCTATTTTGTACTTTTCCCTAAAGTTTCTACCTTTTTGTACATCAATTTGCGGGAGCATTGTGCTTAATACTTTTTTAGAAGCATTAAAAGCTTTTACCTGTAATTCATTAGACAAATTTGCTCTATCTAATACGTTTCGTGTTTCTTGCGTTTTAGCTATTTTAATTTCTTCTGCTTGCGTTTCTTCTCTTTCTACTTGCTCTGGCAGTGTTTCTTGCGCAGCTACATCTACTCTTTCTGTAACATCATCAGTAAATTGTTGACCAAATAAATCGCTAGCCATTTTATTCATTCTTAATGGAAGTAATTTTGCAACATAACCAGATAACGTACCACGTCCGTCATAGCTATTTATAAGGTCTATAATGCCTCCTTTTTCATAAAGAGCATTTTGTACTAGGTCTTCTTTTAAAACGTTAAAATCGGGGACGTTTTTATATTTGTTAATTAATTTATTTACTAATGGTTCATATAACAATGTTATATCAAAAGGTGTTGCACCCGATTCATAAGCGTTATCTATTTCTTTTGATTTAGATTTTTTAATTACAACATCCTCAGGCGTAACTTTTTGTATTTGACCGTCTCCAACTAATCTTACACCTAATATTTTATCTGATTTTTGTATATGTTTTGTATAATTTCTTATAAAGTCGAATACTTCTTTACCATTTGTTAGCTTAACTTCTGCAAACCCTAATCCTTGCATAGTATTTGTATATGCGCTTGCAAGTTTATTAGCTATACCTTTTTCTTCTACAACATTAATTTTTTCATTAGCAACAATATCTGAAAACATAGAAAAATATTCTTCTAAAGCGCCCTCTGAAAAGTTTCCATCTTTATCTATATAGCCATTTTGTTTAAGTCTTTCGTCTATTCTAGTTAATATATTTCCGTTTCCTGACTCTACTAAATAGCTCTTAAAAGACTCTACTAAAGGAGACATTGATGTATTATCTGTTTTAAAATATTTTGAAAGTAAATAATGAAGTTTTTCGTGACCTAAAACATTTGTTTGTTGAGTTGCTGACGCAACAGGAAGGTTTATCAATATTTTAGATTGTTCTGTTTTTGTAGATGGTGAAACAAATATTCCATCAGATGATTTAAAATTAGAATATTGTTGCTCAGCCTTTTCTATTTGTGTAGGGGTTTCTAAAATTTCAACATCTAAATCTTTAAATTTTGATTTTCTAATTTTTGAAACAATATTTTCAGAAGCTTTTAATGTTTCGGATATAACTTGTTCAGTTTTTAAATCTGTTCCTAATTGTTTATATCCAATAATATTTTCTAAATTTTTATATTCATTTTTAATTTGTTTACTTAATTCCTTTTTTTGTTCAGGTGTTTTAGTAAAACTTTTATTGTATAAAATATCATAACCAGAATTTATATTATCTATTGTTTCTGCATAAGCAATTTTTTCTTTTTTAGTTAAGTTATTAAAAGATTCAACAATATTTGTTTTGGTAGTATTGATTTCATTATCTATAGCTTGTATTTTTTTATCAATAGAATTTTTGCCTCTTTTAGTATTAACTATATTTTTTTGAGCAATAAGTTCAAGTTTTTTAAACTCTTGTTTTGCAAGATTATTTTTTACAGAATTAGGAGCAATATGCATTGCTATGTTTTGATTTGTAGGATCGCTCGAATTTATAGTTATTGTAGATGCTCCTCCACCTAAAACAGTTCCAACAGCAAATTCATCAACCATTGCTCTACCAATATTTCTAAATTCTTCTTCAGTAATATTACCATCATAAGCAACTGCTTGAATAGTTTCATTAAAACCAGCCGCTGCTCCTTCTGTAACACCTTCACCAAAAGATCTTTGTAAAAACTTTGTTCCTAATTTTTTTGTAGCCTCTTGTACTAATTGTTTATTAGTTCCAGCTCCCGCAAGCGTTCTAGCGCCTTTTAAAATTTTTACACCAATTCTTTCAGAAACAGCCTCTATCCCTCCTTGTAGGTTTGAAATAAAAAACGCTTTATGTAAAGACGTATCAGGGTTTTCTTGCATAGTTCTTTCAAAAGCACCACCCGCTGCGGATGCTCCTAATGTAGTAGCACCTCCAATACCTGTAAAAGCAACAAGTAAAGACGGTAAAGCCGTAAAAGCTTCATTAACTATTTTATCAGACATTTCGCCTATTCTCCCCTGTTTAAATAAATCTCCTGTATTAGCTTGGCTACCGTCGTCGTTATAATATTTACGACTAATATTTGTAAATATATTATTATATTTTTTCCATTCTGAAGTATCGATAAGTCCTTGATCTTCTTTTAATGGGGCTATATTTGATCGTATAATTTTTTGAGCTTGTGCAGAGGCTACAGAAGCTGGAGATGGAATTGGACCACCTACTTGCACGCCTGCATCTATATATTCTACAGCGTTTCTAATAAGCTCGCTTGCCCCACCTAAAAATTGAGCCGCACCTTTTCTAACAAATCCTGGTATTTTTGCGCCTGACCCAATATTTGTAGCATCAACAATTGCATTAATTTGTGCTTGTCGTACGTCTTCCTGCTCTTCTAGTCTTTCACGTACAGGTTTTGATACCAATAAATCTGCTACCGAGCTGGAGCCCCCATCGGCCGTTACATTTTCTGGTGCCGCAGTCACAGCCGTCCCCGCAACACCTGTTTGAAAATCCTCTTTGATTTCTATATCTGGATTTTTTTCAAGTAATTCGTCTAAAGAAAGATTATTTTGTGAAGCGTAATTTTCTAAATAATCTTTAGTAAATTCCTGCCCTTGGTATATGTATGTTTCCATGTATTATTCAATATTTAAGCCTAACGGATTTGCACTAGTTACGGGTATTCCAAATAAATTTGCTAATTCTTGTTGAAATAAAAAGTAATTATTATTATTATTTTCATAAATTTCTTGCAGCTTTTCACCCGAAGTTTTTACACCACTAAAGTTTAAGCGGTATGCTATTAAATCAAACAAAGTAGTATCTTTTGTTAATTTAAATTCAGTTTTAGCCCCTTGTTCAACTTTTGTACCTAATGTTGATTTACGTAAATTTAATTGATAATAAGGATTATTTTCATTTCCAAAATTGGTAAATGTTTCATCTTCTTTTTTACTTTTCAATATTTCCATACCTAAATTATCTATTAAGTATTCATGTATTTTAGCTAAAGCCTCATCACTTTCAATATTTACTTTATATTTATCTTCTGGATTTACTGCTGGCCCAGGTTCAAATGCTTCTGGTATAAGTATACCACTTTCAAGTCCATTATTTATATTACCACCTACAATACCCGTTAGTTCAAGTAATTCATTATATTTTTCAATACTTGCGTTAGAAGGAGTTTTAGGTTTTACGGTTTTTACTTTTGATGGTCCAGATTGTAATTGTGTAACACCTTCAAAATATGGTTTTAATCCTGTAGATTTTAAAGATCTTACAATTAAATCTTCTTCCGCTATATCATAAGCTATTGCCTGTACACTTTTTTCAGTTCCATCATTTAACTTAACCATTTGACCCGGTTTAAATGGAGTAAGTAGTTTTTTGTATAAATCTTGTTCATCTGCTACATTATGGTTTTTTGCCATAATAGCAGCGCTTTGAGCAATTCGTGTTTCATATTCAACCCCACTCCCATGCATTTCATCTAAAAAGTGTGTTTCTAATTCTTGTTTAGTAAATATATCTGAAGCAGCATTAATTGCTCTTGCTTGATTTTTTAATGCATCAATACCACCTGCTTTCATTCTTGTAACTGGTGTTAATCTTTGCTTGTTATTACCTAAATCTCTTGAAATTTCTTCAACTTCCAAATATTGTGGAGCAATAGAAACAGCCTGTGTTCCTAATCCTTTTAATTTTTTACCTAAATCTCCATTAGGAGTATAATCGTTTCTTAATAATATATTTTCAGTTTTAATAGATTGAAGTTTACTATAATCAAATTCAACTGGATTATTTTCGCTATCGTTATACTTTAAAATTGTTTCCCCCTTGTCATTACGAGTTATTTGAAAATTACTTTCATTAGGATTTTCAATTGCATTTAACAAACCAAAAACTTCATGGTCATTTCTTGAAGACAATAATGTTTTATTCGCATTTATATATGTAAGAACATCATTTAAATTTTTACTCGCTCCTGCAGCATCATATACTTCTTGTATTAAATTATTTTTAAAAGCATTGTATTCTTTAGCGTCAATTTTGCCATTAGCATAGCTTTTTTCATTTTCATACCATGCGTCCGCATTTTTTTGTAAATGCTCTTCAAACATTGTTTCAAAATTTCCTGATTTTGATGTTACAAGGTTTCTTATATTTTGTTGATATTGTGCGGTTGACGCAGCCATTCTTTCTTTAGTTCTTTTTTGAACTGCTAAAGCTGATGTAATAGGCTGTAATGCGCTTGCAACCATATTTGCACCATATGCCATGTTCTTCGCAAAGATTTCACCATAGTTAGGTGGTACTATTATTTTGGGATTTCTATAACTCATAATTTAAATTTTATCCTCCAGGTTTAATCAAAGAAGCTCCTAAGGTTCCTGCTAATTGTAATAATCCACCTGTTAAAGCACCTGCAGACGCTCTACGAGATGCTTCTGCTGCTTGTTGATTTACCATAGATTGTGTTTGAAGATTTGCTAACCTATCTAAATTTCTTTGGCTTCTGTCTTCAGCAATACCTTGTTGATATTGAATGCCTGCTACATCAGCTTCTCTTAAAGCTTGTTGTTCACTAAATCTTGCAGCTTGTGTTCTAAGCGCTTCTTGTAATTGAATTTGCTGTTGTCTTCCTCTTTCATCAAACCTTGCTTGATCTACCCTTCTTGCTTCTGCTAAAGCTGTATCATCAAGTCTTCTTCCTTCCGTTTGTCTTAATTGCTCAAGTCTTAATCTTTCGCCAAATTGAATATCTTGTAAACGTCTTGCTTCATTCATTCTAATTTGTTCAACTTGCTGCTGCCCCCTTGCTCTTAATTCATTGTTTCTAGCTTCTTGTTGCTCGATATCAGCAGCTATACCTAATTTACTTGCGGCTGCTGCTTGTGCAATTGCAGTTGCCCCGGATGCACCAAATCCACCAACTCTCATTGTGGCTACTTGATTTGCTAGCGCTTGATCTGCTTGTTCTGATTTTAATTGTGCTGTTTGTGTAGCAATTTGTAAGTCAGCCATTGTATTAGACGCTAAAGTACTTGTGTCCGATGCAATACCTGAAAAATCTTGCGCACCTGTAGTTAAATCTCTAATTAATGCAGATCTATCTTGTATTAAATCAGTTCTTGCATTTTCACCCATTACAAGATCGCTTCTATCTTGTATAATACCGCTTACATCTCTAAATCTACCAAAAGGATTTTGTATATTACTACCGGGATATAACTGCCCTCCAAGTGGAACTTTATATAATTGTTTTATAGAGCTACCCATAGGAGTCGGCAATCCGTTTACTATTTGATCTGTAACTGAACCTCCTGTTTGTATGTTTGTATAGTATTGCTCATTGATTGCATCTAAATCTAATTGCCCATCTTCTGTTTTAGGCATTTGATCTAATATACTCGTCATTTGCTCTTCTGTAGGCAAGAAATCTTTTATTTTTTCAACACCTTCTGCAATGGCTTTTTTTGTAGCCTCTGGAAACTCTAATCTTTCATTACCATTTTCATCAGTAACAAGAGTGGGGACTTCATCTGGATTAGGCGGCTTTGGACCAGTATATTCAGCTTCTGGGTCATAATACTTACTATTGGGATTTGTAGATTGATAATCGCCTCCAACTGCTTCTTCAAAACCTGGTTGAGATTCCCAATACGGAACATCCATTACACCATCCATTTGATTAAGCTGATTTAACTTTTTATCAATTTCTGCTGCATCTAAATTTAATCCTGCTAAATCTGATAAAGTAGGTGCTTTAGCTCTTTTTGATTCTGTTTTACCTTTAGGACTTGTAGTTGTTGTTACAAATTCTCCAGTGCTTGGATCAAACTGAACACTAAACGAGTCTGTATCAAATCCTGGAGTAAATTGCATTCCCCCTGCTATTCCTGTTGCACCCATATTTGTAAACTGCATAGTTGGATCAAACAATAAAGCAGGATTTTGTTTTAATTTAGCTTGCATTTCACTTATAGATTGTTGATCAAAACCTTCTACTTGAAAGTTTTGTGCATAATTAGCAAATCTTTGTGCAGCTGCTTCTGCCTCTGCTTCTGCATCTTTCTCAGCTTGCTTAGCTCTTTTGTTTTCATCTATACTTTTAAACAGACCTACTAAACTTGTAAAAGCGCCTACTGGACCTAATATTCCCATTACAGAACTTCCTAATCCTGCCCCACTGGCTGCCGCTCCTGTTGCAGAGGCACCAGCGGTATCAAAAATTCCAGGTATTCCTTTTATTGCCATATTTAAAATTTTAATTTGTTAATAGTTCGTATTCACTTGAAACAGCAAATAATTCTTTTTGAGCTGTATCTGAAATACTTAATGTTATTTTGTTAAAAAATCCTTTTATACCGGATATATCTTCGCCATATATAATTTCATTTCTTTGCGGTAAAGATTGATTCATTATAGATGAATAGTATTTATTATTTTTCTTTTTAAACCCAGATACAATTAAATCTTGCCATGTATTTTCTACTGCCGCACTTGTTGTTACATAAGCATCAATAGGTTTCGCAATATCGCTATCAGTTAGCATAGAAGTTATTGCCCACCCAGTGCTTCCCTCATAATTTACTGTTTTAAAATACTTATTTATTGAAGGCGGTTGATTCATTATTACTTCTACTGTAGAAGCATCTGATACATTCCCATAAAAAGAATTTCTATTTGCATCTAAATCGTAATGCTTATATAAATCATTGCTTTCAGCATATGTATAAAAATCTGCATCTAAACTTCCTCCAAATAATGGTTTATATGTAAAGAAAGAACTCCAACCGTTTATTTCTTCATCATAACATAAAGTTTTAAAACCATTGTCAAAATCTCTTAAAAATATATTTATAGAATCTTGTGATGCTGGTGCATTAGTAAATGTAACCACTCCTGTTGTAGCATTATATGTATAATCAACATTAGGTGTTAATGCTGACGTTCCACTTGCTGTTGTAAATATTTCTATTTGATTTATGTTTGTAGGGCTGGGTAAATTAATGGTAGTAAAGCTTTCATTAACTACGCTAAATGCTAAAGAAAATGCTTTTGTGCTCCCGTCTCCTGTAAATGTATTTTTAATATCAGTTTCTTGTAAAGATAAAACATATTTTTTCTTTTGATTATCCCATAAACCTATTATAGTATCTGCTAATTTTAAATTAGATTTAAAATAATCTCGCATTCCATAATTTGATATTTCAGTAATTCCGTCTCTTGATAGTCTTAAAGCAACCCCGTTATTTTTATCAGTAAAATATTTTCTACCTGCATGTACCGCAAAACTTTCAGGGTTTTTACTTATACCATAATTACCTTGATAAGCAATAACTTGACCTAATACTTGATCTGATTGACTTATTGTTCTTTCACCTTCTGCTGTAAATATTATATCTTTATCTATAAGTATGTTGTGTACTTTATTTTCTTGAAAAGCAATTAAATTATTGTCTTCCGCGTATAACTTTTGTATTGAGCCAAATGCTGAATCAATAGATTTTGTATTTGGTATTCCAGGATTAAACTGATTTATTTCGTTTGTTCTTGTTCTTCCATTATAAATACCAGAATAAATTAAAGAGGCTTCTCTTGTTTCTTCCGCGTATTCAGGATCTGTTATAGCTGCTCTTACTCCAAAATCAACTGTTTTGCCATTAAATGCTCCTTTAATTCTTGATTCTTCAATATGCCAATTTTTAACTACTACTAATATTTCTTTATTTGCATCTGGTGCGCTTGTAAACGTTATTTGTCTTAATCTGTTTTTATAAATATATGTTGTAGCTGAAACTAATTCATTATCAAAATATACTTGAAAATCTGCAATAGAATTTGGTACAGCGTATATAGTATTACCGTTTGACTCTGCAATAGTAAATGCAGTTGTACTTCCATCACCTGTACCAATTACTTGGTGTGTAACTTCTGAACTCTTTATAACAAAGGTGTTAAAATATTTTATTTCTAATGTTACACTCATAGATTTATTATTACGCTGTTTTACTTATTATTAAGGGTGGTTTAAACCACATGTAATTTGACCCGGACTTAATATTTGTCCATTATTATCAAATTGAACATAAAATGTTTGACTACCTAATTGTATGTATGCATTATTAAAAGCATACGTCCTTGCGACTCTATAATAATTATTACCTCCTGCAAATGCAGATCCTTGTTGCGATCCATTTGTATATGCTGCTTCTGTAGTAGTATAAAAAGCATCCCCGACATTATAATTTGATGAAGGTGAATATATTTCATTCGACCCTACAGCTATATCACAGATAGCTGGATACCCATCTGACTGTGTTGCTCCAACAGAATGCGGTCCACTATAAAAATACCCTCTAATACCTGAAGTTCCATCAACAGTTAATCTTTGAACACTTACTGTTATACTATAAGCCGTGCCTCCAACCGGAGTAGCTGTTAAAGTAAATGTTCCTGATCCTGCTCCAGTACCTATACTACATGTTCCACTAAAATTACCATAACCTGTTGTTGTATTTAAATTAACAACTGAGCCTGATACGCTTGCGTTAGACACAGCCACACTTATATTTCCTGTACCTGATACAGTAAATGGTATAGTTGTATTAGCGATAGGCTTATTAACTGTATAATGATAACCTGTACCCCCACTTTGCACGTTAACTCCATGCACTGTCATTCCTGTAACAGTATTTGTTACCCCCGTATTAGGAACTAACACAACGTTTGCATATCCGCTTGTATCCCCAGATAATATATTTGCAGTACCAGATATTGCTATTTCTGTATTATTATTTTGCCTTGATGCTGTTAATGTAAAAGGATTACCACTTGAATGACTTGTTAGTTGTATATAATTTGTAGCGGTTGGATTTTGTCCTTGATAATATATTACAGGATCAGATGTAAACGTTCCGCTATTGGATGCCGTAATAGTAGAGGTATCCATAGATACATTGTTTGTATTAGCGGCCCCTGATGCACTAATTACACTTTGGCTTGCGGTATATCCTGCATTAGTCATTGTTAATCCAACCGCAGATACATAATTTATAGATGTATTAATAGTTACTGTGAAAGAATAATTTATATTATTATTTGCAGATTGATTTGGATTTGTTCCGCTAAATCCTATTGTTATACTATTATCTCCATTTTCTGTTACTACATATGAAAATCCACCTGTATTACTTACAGAAGACACCATTCCCGAAGTTAAATTAATACTTGCATGGGTAAAAGTAAATTGCATTTGATTTGTAAATGAACTACCAATATCCGATGTATTATATGTATAAGTTTTTGAGGAAGCGCTTGACATTGAAACTCCTGACGCAAGAGTAGACCCTCCTGAATTATAAGACATTGTAAGGCTAGCCGTTGGTGATGCGCATGCTGTTACAGATAAATTAACTGTTTCAGAAAATGAATCTGTCCCCGCTTCTGTTGGTGATACTGCTGCTGTACTACCTGCAACACTTCCATCTGTTACAGCTTTTTCATTACTTGCTTTTATTACAATACTTCCCGCTGATGTTGTACCTGTTACATCGCTACAAGCCCCTTGCCCTGTAAGTTGTAATTGATAATTATTTACAATAGAAGCGCTAATTAAAGAGCCTGTTGCATTATTAGATGTAATTTCAAAAAACTTACCTGACGTATTGCTATAATAATTTCTTAAATCAATAGTTTGTGTTGAATTGATAACAGTTGATTGACTAGGTATTCCCGTGCTTACAACTTCTCTACTTGGTTGTACAATATTAAATGTAAAGTCAGCGGCTAAAGGATTTGTAAAACTTCCGCCTGGGGTTATATTTAAAGTTAAAGTTCTTAAAGTTGCTGAATTTACAACTGATATATTAGTTGATTGACCATCAGTTAAAAGATTCCCATTTAACGAAACACTATTTAAAGTTCCTTGTTGTATTGTTCCTTGTGTAAATACCCCCGTAGGTGAAATGCTGAATCCAGTTGGAACAGCATGCTGCGCTATTGTATAAGTTCCTCCCGTTGAAGCTGGTTGTGTTACTGTTCTTACAGCTGTATATAAATATACATTTGCCCCTGAATTTGTATATCCTGAAGTAGGAACTTGAATTCTTATAGTATTATTACTATTTCCATAAGTTGCCGCATCACCATCTGCTCTACCTAATGTTACTTGAACTGTATCTGTAGAACTTGGATTTGGAGAAACTGTACCTGCGTATAATACTTCAGGTGAATTACCAGCCACGGTAGTTACTGTACCATTTGAAGCAACACTAATTGTACCCGTCCATTCTGCAATTGTAAATTCACCTAATTCAGGGGTAGTTACTTCAATAGGTCCTTGTACGTTCGTTCCTTGTGAATTTGTTGCCCATGCCCATACAAAATAAGATGTATTTATTGTAGCGTCTGTTTTAGTATGTGTATATGTTCCCACTCCGGTACTTGAGTCCGTAATAACGTCCGCGTCTCCATAGATATTAGTTGTGCCAATTCTGAATCCTCTTGCCGTAACTACAGCATTACCGTTATTACTTATTGTAGCAGAAACTTCTAATGACGCGTTTGATCCCCCCGTTGCTGTTGTAGATACTAAAGATAAATCAGAAAATAACGGTACAGTTGTATTCAAGCCTGGAGTAGCATCTTGTTGAACAGTAGCTAATACAATTATATTAGTTCCAGCATTTGTATACCCGGAAGGCGCTGTAATTGTAAGATTAGCTGTTCTGTTTGTATTTGTACTTACAGCAAAATATCTAAAATCAGTATCTGCTGCAGGATCTGGAATCGCATTTATATACTCTATTGATTGCAGTGAACCTGCATTGATAGTAGGAGCGGTAATTGTTCCGTCCTGAGCTACTGCAAAATTTGATATTGTAAGATTAGCTGATGTAAATTCACCTGTTTCTAAAGCATTTAATTCATTAATTTTACCTGAAGTTGATGTTTCATAAAATATATCAATTGTACTTTCTACAGGTAAAGTTTCAAATACAGCTAAATCAATATATTTACCTCTTTTAATATAAGATGTAACTGATAAATCAGGTTTTACAGTGTTATCAGTAGCTGTATCATCAGTAAATAACATTCTAACTCCTAAAGCATCTAATTCATTTGATGTTATATCATAAGGAGGCAGTTGAGCTATTAAATGGTTATTTTCACTTTGATAAAAAGGACCACCTGCATCATCATAAACTTGAGAGCTTCTTGTAAATTCTTGAATAGTATCTATAACTATTGAATTAAAATCAGATAATTTACCTATACCTAATATTGGTATTTCATCAATATCTGCTAAAGTTTGAGTTAGTTTTATAGAATTATATTCTATTGTTTTAATTATTTGACCAGAAGAAGCGTCTGTAAACTCTATATCTGAAAATCCTGTTGCAGCATTTGTATCAGCTACTTTATTAAATGTTAATTGTTTTATTTCTAAAAATCCAACATCAGCATCTGCATTTAATTCAGGAAACACTAATGACCATACTGTTTGTTTTTTACCAGCGGCTAATTGTATAGAATTAGCAGTTAAAGCATTATCTAAATCTGTTTGATTTGCAATTGAAGTATTACAAGGAACATATTTAAAAGTTCTGCCGGTTGTTGTATCCCTATTAAATATTTCATATTGATTGCATGCTCTTACCATTGCCGCAGATGTCAGTGTTGCGCCTCCCGTTGCAGCACTTCTTGTTCCTGTAGTTGCCGATGTTGTAGTATAAAATGCAGTATTTATTACTTTTGGGTATAAAAGCACGTCAGATTTAGCAATTGCTGTTTCTCCTATTGTTTCAAATAGTCTTGGCACTTTATTAATATTATCTCCAAATAAAGTTATATAAGAATTATTATCAACTATTGTTGCTCCTGGAGTATATACATTATAATAATCCTGTTCTAATTGCTTTACTACTATTTTATATGAATACCACCCATATGGATTATAAGTTGCATATATACCGCTTGATAATTCATTTGAATAAACATTGTCATCTGGTATTAATTTACCATTTTGAGCATTAAAAGTAATTTTTAAATTATCTCCAACCCAGCTATTAAATTCTGCAGCTGTTCCTCTTGCAGGTACTGTAATAATACTATCAGAAACTGTAGTCGGTAATAATACTGGTGATTGTCTTCCAAATATATCGGCTAATACCACACCTACTTGATAAGTACGTCTTTGCTTTAATGAGCTATCAGGGTATTCATGATTTACTAATACAACCGTTATTACAGCTCCATTTGCAGGGGCTGTATTAAAAGTAATTACACCAGTTGTTCCATCATAGCCGTATTCTGTACTTGCTAAAAGTACGTCGTTTATATATACATTAAATTGATTTGTATCATTTGGTATTAAATTTTGATCTGGTGTAACAGGCGATTTTATTGTTAAAGTAAATGTAGTATCTAACCCATCACCAATAAAAGTTTGCGTTCCTTTTGCTCCGTATGAAACTGAATAATCTAATAAAGGAGTATTAATATTTTGGGAATAATTACCAAATACTAATCTATTACCTACTATATCTAATGCTTTAGCTTTTGTAGGTACATTATCAAAAACTCGTGTAATTTGTTCTGTAGGTAATGCATTTTGTGGGGTATCAGATTTATAAGTATAAGAATAAAAAGCATTTGAAATATTAGCGTCAGTTAAAGTTTTTGTTTCTAAAACTCTTGCAACTGTACTATCAGATTCTTTAATAATAAATTCTATTTCTTTTATTTCAAAATCAGCATTTGGGTTAATTGAAGGCAATTCAACACCAATAATTACTTTATTAGCATTATTAATCATGCCATCTAATTCAGTTGATTCATACGCCCTTATTTCTGCTGATTCATCAAATTCACCGTATTCACTATTTGATTTATAAGAATGCTTAAATGCTATTTGTGAAAACGGAGCTAATACAGAATACTCATTATCATTAAATTTAAATCTATATGAAAATCTTACAAACTCTTCTTCTATATAATCATTTTCAATATTTGAATCATTTGACATAGTAGATGTAGCAGCTATTCCTGTATCTGTCATCAGTATAGGCGCTGTATATGGCGCATATTTTGCTAAACTAATTTTTAGCTCATTATCATAAAATGAAGGATTAGCAATAGCTTTTGTAACATTTATACGTCTAGGTTGATTTTTATTGTCTGTCCAAAACAATAAATCATCAATCATAGCAATACCCGTAATTTTAAATTTTTTACTAAATTTTAAAAATCTTCCACCTACAATTTCTTTTGCTGTTTTATAAGTATTACTTGAAGGATCTGCGTCATAATAATAAATTGCATGAAATCTATTTTCTGTTAATGCTGAATTTATATACCAATCATTTGCGTATAAATCATTATTATCTGTTAAAAACCAATATATACGTTTATTTTTTTCATCAAAATATGTGCCTATTACATCAATATCAGTAGATAAATTTAATGCAGTGTGTGCTAAAGAATTACCTGCCGCGTTTTGTAAAACACCTACGTTAGAACCATCTGTTTTTAAAACTTCAATATTCTGCGCATCTCTGTATTCTCCTGGTGGCAATAATCTGTCATCAAGGTCCTTATTCATTTTCCCTTTTAGGAAATTGTTTTTGATTTCAGGCATTTATTAGTGTTTTATCTGTTTAGATTTACCTCTCATTATTTGAGTTAATTCTCTTAACTTAATATTTGATAATCTTAATTTTGCATTTCGCATAGCCGCTCTTCTTTCTCTTCTATACCTATTTACTATATATTCGGGGATATTTGATTTAGTTGATAAAATAGCATATGCAATATATTTATATAATGCCTCTTCTGCTAATTTATGTATTTGCATTTCAGCATCTGTACCAAGTCCATCTGAAATATAATGAATAGTTAATATTTTTTCTGCAAGATTACTGCTAAACCCAAACTGCCCGTTTACTTCATCATGCACAAATACCCCATTTACTTGCAAATGCTCAGGGGTGCTCCCATATCTTCTACCATATCCTATTATGCTATCGCTATAATCCGAATTATGTGTAAAATAATCATTTGCACTTGCTGAACCTAAAGCTGCATTCGTTTCAATTCCTTGAAATAATCTTGAAGTTTCAGAAGTACCTAATAATAAAGAATTATCATTATCATATAAGTAATCACCTTGTGAGTCTTGTAGTATTGATTGAGAAGGTCTTGATGTCTGATTTGTAGGATATATAATTCTTTCTAATCCATTATCATCAATCCAAGAAAGCTTTACATAGTTCACATAATCTTGAGGCATTGGCACCACCAATGTTGATGGGATTTGTACTTCTTGTATTTTTTCAACTCTTGTAATATCGTAACTAAATTCTTGAATAGCTCTTTTTGCATGGAATAAAACATCTTGCTTTCTTGCATGATCAATTATTTTGCCATCTCCTATATATGATATTATAAAATTATTTACTATGTCTGCTAATGGAATATATCTATAATTCCCTGTATTTGGGCTATCAAGTAGAATTTTAATAGCAGCGTTATTTGCAGGTGCTGTTGTAAATGTAACAACCCCTGTTGAGCTATTATAAGAATGTAAATCATTATCAATTTCATCTCCATTTATAAATACTCTAAATTCAGATTCAGCCGAGGGAAGCGGAGTAAATGTTAAAGTAAAAGTTGTAGTAGACCCGTCTCCTGTAAATAGCTGATGCCCTTCGTAATATTCTCTAGCTGTTTGTGTTATTAGTCCCATTTATTAAGAATTTTCTTGATTTATTTTTTGAATTTCTTCTTGTTTAGCCACCTGAACAACATTAGGATCTTTTATGGTAACTCCTGCTAAAAGCAGTATTTTTGTAATTAATGCAACTTCTTCAGAATCGTGCAATGAAAAATCAATTGAACTTGCGCTTGAATATTGCATATCACCATAAGTACCTCCTGTAGTAAAAGCCCAATTAGGATCAATTGGTTTATAAATATAATCTATTGTAGCTGTAGATACCGTGGAAGGCAATATATAAATATTAGCTCCTTGTTTATAATATATTGGGTATGAAGTACTTGGTGTTGTTAGTTTTGATGAAGTTATATATGGTAAATCTGATTTTTGAATTTCTTCAACCTCTATAGCTCTTGAGCCTGTGCTTATCATCAAGCATTTATATAAATTTGCAGGAGTCGAAGCTATTCCATTTGAAAAATTTAATGTTGTAGATGTTGAAAATACATCAATTTTTTCTTTAGCTAATTTTGCAAGGTTCGCATATTCGTCATTAATGCTTCCTGTTTCTTTTCTTGTTAAGTAGCGATTATAATCTAAAAAAGCCTTTTCTAATAAATCAAGTTGTGCCATTCTGGCGTATCGATTATATTGATCCGGCGTTAAAAATCCTCGTTGTTCTCTATTTAAAAGTGATAAAACGGTTCTATAAACAGTATTTACGTTAATGGCCATATTTTAATTTTTATAGCCGTTGGCCCCGAAGGGCCCTTAGCTATCATTAATTATTTTAATCTTTTTTCTATTGCATCATATACATCAACCCCCTCATCTGTTTTAAAGAATTGTGTTAATGCTGAATACGGGTTTTCTTCATATGGAACTGTAACTAATTTTTTATTAGTTGAAGCCCAAGTAAAAGTTCTTTGGTCGTCAGATAATTTTATAATACCTGCTTCAACAGCTCTAATACCCATATTTCTAATATTTATATTTTCGTCATTTGCTAATTCTAAGAACAATATTGGATCTTTCTTAGCCATTTTAATCAAATCACGTTTAAGCTCACTAGAACTCATCTTAGATACCTTAGAGCCAGCTTCTACACGTACTATTGCTTCAATTTGATCAATTTCCATGTTCATTGCTGCGTTTAAAGCTTCCACCTCATATTCAATCATATCTAATTCGTCTTCAGCTACTGCTTCTGGATCAAATTCAAAAAACAGCGAGTTTCTTTGAGGATGATATAATGATAATAATTTTTGTAGCGTTTGTTTTTCTTTAGGAACATTTAATGTGCCATCTGTAAAGGTAATATGAGCTAATTGTGCATCACCTTTAAATTCATCTACAAAAGGAGTTCTTTGATTTACAGTGTATTTAAGTTCTCTTTCATATCCTTTTTCTTCGTCAAAATAATATATGTTAGAACTTTTTACAGTATATGTTAAAGGAGCTAATCCATCTTTTAATGCATATACTCTATCTTTTATAACCCAGTTATTATTTTCTTTTATTTCAGTTTGAACTGGTGTTTCTTTAATATTTTCTTGAACAGGTGCTTCTGCAACTGCTATTTCAGTGCTCTTTTGAGCTTTTGCTTTTTTTGCCATAATATAATATAATATAAGTTAATAAAAAGTAAAGCTAGGGTGATAATCCAATTGATCACACCCTGCTCTACTATGAAAAATTTAAGAAGTTAATAACATAAAGTTGTTAGCACCTTGTGTAATTAAACATCTTTCTGATAGGTAGTGAACCTCCATTGCATCTAGGTCAGAGCTAAAGTTTCCTCCAACTGAACCAGTTGTCCAAGATTTCATTTTTCTATCATCAGCTTGTGAAGCTCTATATCTAACGTGTAAGAAAGGTCTCTTAATGTTTTTACCAAGAATTTGGTCATAAACTGTAGAAGTACCTGCTGGTACAACCACACCTCTAATATCGTTTTCAATAATACCTCTTGTTGAGCCGTCATTTAAGTATTTCCAGTCAGTTTTGTAGAAGTCATAAGAACCTCTTCTAAATCCTGAAAATCCTAAGTTTAGCGCCATATCTTCGCTGTTTGAAAATACACCATAAGATGTACCACCAGAACCATAAGAGTTTTGCGCTGCTAGCATATCATCAATTGCTAATGAAACTGTTCTGTTAATGAATAGCATATTTTCTTCAATAGCACCCTGTGCATCGAATTTTTTAAGTATTTCATCAAATGAACCTAAATCATCAGCAGTTGAGCTACCTGCAATACCTGTAGTAATGTGACCTCTTGCAGTAATTGCTGCAAAAAGACCTTCAGTACCTGCTGTGTCATCAGCTGCTGCAGTTCCTAATAAAGAATCTACACCACCTGTTGCTTTAGCAAATTCTCCCTCAACCATTGCCATTTCAAGGTTGTCTTCAAATCTTTGTCTTGTATCACCTTCAGCTTTTAAATACCATAAGTATCCTGTTTGACCTTGCTCTCCTGTTACTTCAACCCAACCGATTTGAGAAGCATCAGATCCTGAAACTTCATATTTATCTTTAATGATAATAGGTTTGTTAGTTAAAGAAGCAAAAGAAGGCTGTACTGAATTAGTCATACCTGCTGTTCCTTTTTTGAATTCAGAACCGAATACAAAGAAATCACATGTGTTAGATCCACTATCAGTTGCTGTATCAAATCCTGTTACTGCACCAACTGTTGCACCTCCTGAATAAGGAATAGCTGTTAATGTAGTATTGTCACTTGCAATAGCAGAAACATAACACTTAATAACTGTTGGAGTAGATTGATTGTCACTAAGAACAATAGTTTGTCCAACTCTTACTGCGTGAGTTCCTGCATTTGCAATTGTAATTACACCGGCATCTGTTACTGATGCACCTTTGTAAAATAAATGTAATCTGCCTTGCTCAGACCAAACAACTTGGTCAGAAGTCATAGGCATTTCAGCACCAACCATTCTTAAGAAAGAAGCAACTGATCTGTTTCCAAATACTTCTACTTCTTGCTCATATAAATCTGGTAAGTACTGCTGAGACCAATCATTTGAACCACCTGTAAACGATAGGTAGTTAGATGATAGGGTTTGTTTAACTGGGGCTGGAGTTGAGTTTAAACTGGCTCCGGCCGTAGGCGTTACTGCTGCCATATTAATTTATATTTTAATTATTATTTTTTAAGTTTTATACGTAGCTTTGAGCTATCGTCACCAGATATTGCTCTCACTTTTATTCCGCCTGATTCAACATAGCCACTTCCAGTTTGCCTTGGATCCATATTTATATTTTTAGATTCCGCTGACATTTCTTTTATAGCTTCTGTTTTACCAAGCTGGTAAAAATGATTTGCAATATTATCGGCATTTCTCGCGGCAAAAAGAGCTTTATGATAACCATACCCATCTTTTAATGTATTATCGCTGTTAAGGTAACTACCAAAAACATTCATAACATCAAGTTGAGCATTTTTATCAGCTTCAATATTTTTTGACTTAAATCTAAATTTTTTGTTATCAACTGAAAAATCAAAACCTTTGAATTCATTATTGAAAACTTCATTAGTTTTTGTCTCAAAATTCTTTGCTGCCGTTTTTTGTAATTCAACAATTTCTTGTTGTTCTTTATTGTATCTATTAAAAAAGTCTACAGCTTTTTGCTGTTCTTTTGACAAATTAGATTTGCCTTTAACTTCTTTGAAATATTTACTTTTTTGAGATTCTAAATATGTTTTAGCTTTAGCAATTTCTTCTTTATATGCTAGCTGTTTTCTTTTAACATCTCTAGGATCATCTAATTCTTGATCATAACTAAAACTATCATCAATTAAAAAATTAATTTCATCGTTATTTAAATGTGATTTAGTTTTATTATAATATTCTTTTAATAAATTAGCATCTTCATAAGAAGAGTAATCTTTATTTAAATTTACATAGTCTTCAATAGAACCTCCTGTTTCATTAATAAAGTTTACTAATTCAAAAACCCCCTCGGGCACATTAACGTCTTCTTTTACTGTTTCTTTTTCCTGTGTTACATTAGGTGTAGCCTCAGGTTTTGTTTCAACGTTTTCTGTTTCAATTTTATTTTCTTCAACAACCTGTTCAATTATCGCTTCTTCTTGTTCTTCTTCTTTACTTTTTCCGGCAGGCTCTTCAGGCTGCGTTTCGTTTTCTTTTTGAATTTCTTCGCCAACTTCGGATCCGTCGCGTACAGGAACCTCATCTGTGCTTTGCTCTTGAATGGCATCTTCTTCTTTATTTAAAGGTTGTCTTAAATCTACTTTTGTCACGGTATCAATACCGGTATCAGCTCCTATTTTTTTAAGAGCTTTAGTTTCTTTTTCAGCTACAGATGGATTTTCATTATCTATAACTTTTGCTTTTATTTCTTCTGACATAATATAATATAATTAATTTACTTTATTTAAGGCTAAAGTTTTTACCTTGGTTCAAATTGTTCTAAACCAAATCCACCTAAAGTATCAAACCCACTAGATTCAAAATCTTTTGGTGGTGTATTATTCTTTCTTTGTTCAATTAATTCAGACTGTTGCGATGCTTGAATTTTCGTTCTTTCATCCTTTCTATCTTCACGATACTTATCTTTATCATTAATCACTCGTAAATCCATTTCTTTAAGCTTTACATTTAATTGAAACTCATGTAACATAAGCTCTTTCTTAATAGCAGCTTCTCTTTCTAATTTTTTAATATCAAATTCCGACTGCGCTTTATTAAGTTTTACTTTATTTTCAGTTAAAATTTGATTCTTTTGAATTTCAGCTGTTGCAGCCGCTTCAGCAGATTTAGCATTAGCTTCAGATTGTAATTCTATGTTTCTTGCAGAAATAGCTTGGTCCTCTTCTAATTTTCTTCTTCTACGAAGTTTTAATAATTGATTAGCTAATTTTAAATTTTTAACTTCTCTAACATCTATAGCGTCTTCTAAATTAATTTGGTCTTTAGATAACGTCATTTGAATATTGTTTTCTAATAATTGTTTTTCTTCTTCATCCGGAGCTAATTCTAAAAATATTCCAAAATCATGTAAATGTAATTCTGCAACTTCTTCTAAATTAGCAACATTAAATCTTCCTAATGAATTTATAAAAGAATTATTAGTATTTGCATATTCTAATACGTCTGAAATACGTAGCGATACAGCTTCTGCTGTTTTTAACGTTAAATATAACCCCGACTGTAATACATGTCTTGTAGCGGTATTTGAGTTTGCTGCAGCTAATTTTTGCAGCCCTACTAACGCGTTTTTATCAGGAATGCTGCCGTCTCTTGCCTCATTTAATCCTGTTACATCTCGCATATTTTGTAAATAATAATTATATGCTGTAATTAAGGCGCTAATTTTTCCACCCCCATTACCGCTTTGTAACTCTTGAATAGGCACTCTTCCATTATTAAATTCACCGTCTTGTGTCATAGATCTACCAATAACAGAACCTGTTTGGAAAAACATATTTAAAGCTTCTTGCGGATTATAATTAGTTCCATTACCAAGATCAACTTCAGCAATACCATCTGCATCTAAAAATACCCCATCTGGTACCATTCTAGCTAATACTTGTTGTAGCTTTAAATGTGTTAATTGAATCATATCTGCAAAAGTTGTCATTCTACTAACTAATGATTCTAATCTTCCTTTATACATTCTTGGAGCTACTATATTATATGACATTTGCACTTTAGTAGTATCTGATTTAGGTCTTGTCATATTTTCAGCTAATTTCCACTCTAATAAGTTTTCGCTTCCTATAATTTTTGCACCTGTATATAAAGTTTCAATTGTTCTATTTATTTTTTCAAATCTAGATCTTTGATCAGCCGGAGGATTAAACGTGTCTTCTTTTTTAATAGGTTTTTTACCGCCTGTTGCTGTTTCTTTAATTTTGTATGTTTGATTTTTATATGTTTTATATTCAAAATATAACACATACACAAAGCCTTCATCATCGCCGTCTATTGCTCCATATGATTTATTATATAATAAATGTCCTGAACCGTATCCATTTTTTTCTATTGTAGCAATTTCATCATCTGTTAAATCGGGATACTGTTTTTTAAGTTCAACTATACTAATTTTTTTAATTTCACCTACATAGTATAAATCATCAAAATATGGAGATTCTGTGTAAGAATAAACTATATCCGAAGGATCTACGTAATTTATTGTAATACCTTCTGCTTTATTAAATCCATTTTTTACACAAGCCATACCTAATACAGCTATATCATAATCCAAACGTCTTTTAACTAATTCATATTTATTTAAAGCAAATACATTTGATAACGCTTCTTCTTGCGCTATTTCAATACCTTGCTTATAATCAAGTTGCATGTGAACACTTAATTCTGTTTCGTCAGAAGGTAATTTTTTTGGATCTGTATTATACGTATTTACACCCAATACATTATTTACAGTATCTATATATTCTTTTGATTTCATATCTCTAAGAATATTTTCCATATAATTTGTTCTTTGTTTAACAGAACTCGGATCTTGAGAATAAGCTTTAATGTCATACATTCTTTCTGCAATACCGTTTACAACAATATCAACAAATTTAGGTATAATTGGAACTGGCTTCCAATCTAAATTAAGATATGATAAATCTCCATTGATAGATAATTCATCTTTATATTTTTGTATTGATTGTTCTCCTCTTGCATACAATCTTAGCCTATGAAAATTTTCTCTGTTTGATTGATACCTAGATGTACCACTATCTCTTTTAAACCATTCTGATTCAATTGCTATTCCAACTTTAGTTCCATATTCTAAACTTGCTTTTTCTGCGTCAGATACTGCTTGACTCGGGAATAATCCTGTTGGGTGTGATTTTGCCATTTATTTTAATATTTTGGATAATGTTCCTTGATTATTATATTTTTTAAAACCAAATTGTAATTTTTTAGTTGTTCTTGCTACAGCTGGCTTATATCTATTTTTGTTACATGCCATAATTGCTAACCCAGAGCTTATTGCTGCATCATATTTTGTTCTTTTATTTATATCAAACAAAGCCCAATCATTTAATGTTCTGCTAAAATATAAATCTCCATATGTGTTATCTTCTTTTAATCCTACATATGAATCAATATAAGATTCAATTGCTGCTGCATGTGCTTGTCTAATATCTTCCGAAGAATTTGGTATGCCACCTATTTCTTTTTCTGCTACAGATAATTTATTATAAAGTTTATCTGGTCTATTCATTGAATATCCTCTATACCCTCTTCGCTTCAAATAATATAAAAGTCGTGGTTTATTATTTTCCGCAAGAAGTGGCATCCCATAAAACACTAATGCCATTAATACATCCTCAAAAAATATTTCAGCTGTTGGTGGACGTGAGATATACTCTAAAAAAAAACTATTCGAGGGCGCTTCGTCTAAACTAAATTTAGTTAACCCGTGTAACGCGCCTTTTGAACCTTGTCCATCAGTAGTTCCTGATATATCATAAGAGTCACAACCAAAAGCACCTAAATGCTCATTAGCTGGATATTTTAAACCATTTTTTAATATTATTCTATTTTGCATATGAACAGGAGGAACCCACGATAAATTAAATCTTCCACTTTTATCAGGTGCAAATATTACTTTTGTGTCTTTTACACCATTTTCCCATATAAAATTACCTTTAGCAATAAATTTATTTTCATTTATATCACTGTTGTAATCTATTTGTTCATATATTTTTTGCAAATTAAATATACTATTTTTTGTTTCATCCCTAAATGCATGATCTTCTGTGCGTGGAAACTGTCTATAAAACTCGTTTAAAGCATCTTGATCACTTTTAAGTCCTTCGGCTTCATTTTGCCAGTGTTCAATAACTCCGATCGGAATTGGCTCTCCAAAATTATCAACGCGGTCAATTCCTCCAGATTCAAAGACAGGCAATCCGCAATCGTCAATAAATCCCTCGTAGTTCCATTCCATAGGTATGAATAAGCTATATAGTCCAGAGCTTGTCTGTCCATTCCTGTTTCTTTTTGTAACGTCTGAAGCATAGTATAATTTTTTAAAGTTTTCACCACCTTTATCAAGTGCATTTGATGTTGAACCCATCATACACTTCCCAATAATTCTACTTCCTAATCGTAGCGTTGTTTTTGTTACTCTCCAGTTATTTAATATATTATCAGGTCTTTCCCACTTACCAGATTCATCATGCACTAATAACTTTAATTTTTCTCCATCATAAGAGTTGTCTCCTGTATTTTTCCAATCTATTGTTGTGTCGAGCCCTTCGAGCGCTTCAGGCTTGGCGGAGCCGGTTGCACTAATGGACTTCCTGGTGAGCTTGGAGGCGGGTACTCTAAATGCAAGTTCGGTCTTGGGTCTATCCATTCCGTCTTGTATTGGTTTAAAGAAGAAGGGGTAGTGGACTGATATGGGTACCACTTTGTCTGTAAACATCTTCTTTGCATCTGCACCACTCTTCGATAGGATTCCGAATCGAGAGTCGGAACTGATAGTAGCTTGGTTAACTGTCTCGCTTGATGACATGAAACTAAACCCGGACCTTCTATTCTTAAGATAACAGATCCCGTAACAGCGTTGATCTGCCTTGCAAGCTTCCCAGAATATAAAGAATAATCTATTTGCTTCTCTAAAGTCTGGCTTCCCAACATCAATTTTGGACCACTGCAAGTACATATAATGAGAGCCAGTAATATAAGTGCTACGACCTTTGTTGCGAAACCAAAAGCCTTCTTCGCGTCTGGTAAATTCTCTATCAATGTATGCATACCATTTTTCTTTTAATTCTTCAGGATAATCTCTCCAATCAAATATTGTTTTTAATCTTAAAAGCTCGGCAGGATATTCATGCGCAATCCATTTATCATCTTTGCTATACACATTTTTTTCCGCTGGCAAAGCAATTTTTAAATTTTGTATTTCATATACTTCACCTATCTTACCTGTTTTACTTATAACAACTACATCATGTTCTTCATTATACCCATACTTCCACTTTTTACTTTTATTAAGCCTGCTTATTGTGCTTTTTTTAATAGGCTGTATTATTTTATATAATGTTTGTTCGTAGCCCATTATTTAGATTTTTTTTCTGCAAACCCCGAAAAAGTATTTTCTTTTTTCTCTATAGGTTTATTATCTAATAAACTTTTTTCGTTTTCAATACGTGTTAATATTTCAAATGCATCAAAGATTGCAAGCTTTTTAGTAGCTGCTGCATTTTTTAATCTATCAGCTGAAACATCGTCTTCTGTTTCAACAATTGGTTCTTTAGCAACTTTAATTAATTCATCAACTGCTCTGTAACCAGCTTGGATTATATTCTCTTTCTTCTTTTTTATATCCATATTTGATAGATATTTCTTTTGTCATTACTCTATATAACTTTTGATCATTTATAATAAATTCATATTCGCTATATGGAGTAAATCCAACTTTTTCATTTAATTTAACAATATTCGAATCATCAGTGTATTTTACAATACCAATTAAAGACTGTTCCTTCTCAGTTGAAAAATTGTCTTTGTTTTCCAAGGGTGCGACGAAACAAAAACCTTTATTTGCTTTCCAACCGCTTTTGGATTTAACCAAAAATATTTGACTTTCGTCACAAAAGAATAAATCATCTTTAAAAAAGCTTTTGCTATTTCTTTCAATTCCATGTACATCATGCCAACGACGAAATATATTATGATGAACAATAACACTATCACCTCTATTAATAGTTGTATTACATATAATCGGCGTTTCATAAACTATAGCTTCTCTACTTATAAATTTGTGATCAGATATATCTGTATTAAGAATTAATTCTGTATCACCTATTTTTTTTTTATTGTCGTATCTATTATTTTTTGGTTTTATTAAAAAATTATATAAAGGTTTCATTAATATTGTAAATTATATTCAACACTAATAGCCATGTTTTTATTAAAACTTTTCCATGGCAATACATCATTATTTTTTTTAATATATATAGAATATTTTTCTTTATCCTCTAATATATCACAAATAATATGTCCTCCATATACTTCTTGCCCTACCGCGTAATGCATTGCGTCGTTTTTATAATCTTTGCCGACACTAATTTTTCTTATTAGTTTGCTCATCTACTTCTTCTATTTTTTTAATGCTACCATCGTTTACATCAATGCTAACACCCCCATAAACTTCTTTAAGAGCTAACTGTAAAGTTTTTAATTCTGTTTTTGCAACATCATAAGATTGTAATACTTTATTTTTTTCAATCTCTAATGCTCCTAATTTATATTGAAGATTATTTATATTAATAACTTTAGCTTGCAAATCTTCAAGCTCTTCTTTTTTAATTTTATTTTTTGCCATTTAATTAAATTTTATTTTATAAAGATACAAGATTTATTCTATGCTTCTTGTCCAAGTTATATTTAAACTTATAACCCCTAATAAACATTGCAACGTATGATCTATAGTATCATCATCATATTCTTCGGCATGATATAAAAAACCTACCATAAAACCTTTTATAGGCCCAATAATTACATCTGCATTTTTTAATTGAGCTATTACTAAAAATAAAGTTGCAATTCCTAATAATATATAAGCTATCATTTTAATTTATTTTAAATGCCATATATATATAATTGTGGGAACCGTTGTTATGTGAATCTCCTGAATTAAAATCAAACCCATCAGATAAGAAATTTATAACTGATGTTGAATCTGTATATTCAGCATTAGAAAGATTTGGATATAATCTTTTGTTTGCTCCACGAACACTATCATACATCTGCCAATTAGCTGCAGAGTTACTAGTACTTTTTATTATAATTAAATTTGGCTGAAACCCTATGTTTTGCGCATTACCTGAACTTCCTGTTCCAGTATAACTTCCAATCTTACTAAACCCAGATACTGAATGGAAACAGTAAGCTATATAGGGACTTCCAGTGCCGTTTGTATGAGGTTGAGCACCTATTGTGAATGTAGTAGAGGATACAGCACTCCAACGGGTAGTGTCAGTTGCTTTAGCAGCTGTAGCATTTAATTTTAAATAATTTCCTGATGTTTGTGTGAATAAGGGAACTTGCCATTCTCTTGTGCCGTCCAACTGCTTAATAAAAGCAATTTCAGGTGCTGCACTTAATCCGTGACCAACCGTCTGACCAGCGGTTTCGTTTCCTGTATATTTAACAATACTAAACCCTGCGTTAGTATTTGCACTAACAATTGAATTTATACTTCCATCTGTATTAATTGTAGGTAGATTTCCATTAGCTTTCCACGCCCAAGCAATATTAGGACTACCACTTTGATTTGCACCTGCGTTAGAATCTAATGTAAAACCATCTGAATCAAAAGAGCTTACACCGAGACCACTACCTTCTGCATCAGTATTATTTGGTCTTAAACTTTTTAATGGTCCTCTTATAGTGTCATAAAAATAATGTGGATAAGTTGTGTCTCTGTCTTTCAACCAAACTAAATTTGGACTAAATCCTAAACCAGTAATACTATTTGAGCTACCATTACCAGTATAAGTGGTTGTATTAAAACTATCAGCTAACGTTGGAGATGTTGTATTAGGGTCTGCAGCAAATGCCATATAGATATATGTAGCTCCGTTAGCATTTACACCTGCATTAGTTTTTGTATGTTGAAACCCATTACTTAAAAAATTAATATATCCATAACTAGTTTCTGCATTGTTTAAATTAGGATACAATACTTTTTCTCCTGCTGGTGTCCTTTTATTATCCCATATATACCAGTTATACCCAGCCGTGTCTGTCCTTTTAATCATCAAAAATGCAGGTTCAAATCCTGTTTCTATAATCGGTCCATTTGTTGAACCATTACCTGTGTATGAGCCAAACTTTGAAAAGCCATTGACTGAATGGAAAGCATAAGCTATAAGTTGTACACCTGACTGGTTTACATCTCCTGCTGAATTTACTCCAAACACAGTAGAATTAGTTCCTGCCCATTTATTTGTTACAGATGTTACTCCATTTGTTTGATTTAAAAACAATACATTGCTTACACCAGTAGCTGAATGATATACTGCCCAATTTTCACCTGCTGCTAAATTTTTCACTATAATCATTTCAGGTGTTGAATTTAATCCGTGTCCTATTGTTGCTCCTGCTGAACCAGTACCTGTATACTCAACTATTGAAAATCCTAAAGTATTATTAGCTTGCACTGTACTTGTAACACTTCCATCAGTGTTACTACTAGTGCTCCCCCCATTTGCTTTCCAACACCAAGCTACATAAGGGCCTCTTGTTGAATCATTAACAACACCACCTCCATCTGTACCTAAAGTAAATCCATCACTATTAAAAGAAAGAAAACCTGTGGTTCTGTTTGCTTCTGCTGCTGATGAGTTTGATGATAAATCTTTAGTTGCACCTCTTGTTGAATCGTTTAATATATGTTGTTCAGCATTACTCCTATCTTTTATCCAAACTAAATCAGGTTGAAATCCTACTCCTGTAATTGATTGTGTACTGCTATTACCTGTATATAAAACGGTGTTAAAAAAACTAGACGGTGTTACATTAGTAACCGTTATGCTATAAGCTCTTGATGCTGTTTGATTTTCATTATCAGTTGCTGTTACTGTAAAGTTACTTGTAGTATCAGCGGATACACTCGGGGCTGTACCCGTTATAGCACCCGTAGAAGCATTTAAGCTCAATCCTGTTGGAAGTGCTCCCGATGTTATTGCATATGTAATAGCACCCCCATCTGGCTCTGTTGCTGCCGCTGATAAATTAACAGTACTATTTTCTTCAACACTCCCTAAACTTCCAGCTGCATTTGTAAAAGCCGGTATACCATTATATGAAACCGCATTTGTTGCTGTAGCTGTTCCTCCATCAGTATTTGTAAATACTATATCATATGTTCCTGCTGTTTTTGCTGGGGTTGTTACAGTTAATTGAGTTGAACTATTTCTTGTGATACTCGATGGCGTTGTACCTCCGATTGTAATAGTAATTCCTGTATTAAAATTTGATCCATTTATAACTAAACTTTCATCTCCTGCTGGATCTAATGCTGTGGCGCTTCCCGGATAATCTACAGATGTAAATGTAGGTGGAGCAATACCCATTCTAGTCCATTCAGTCCCATTATACGCTTCAACATCGTTTATAGTGGTATTAAATCTAATATAACCATTTGCCGGTGAACTAGGTCTTTGAGCTGTTGTACCAGTTGGTATTTTTAAATAATCAGTTGCTTCTGTAAATTTTAATAAACCTTGTTCTATTTTAGTTTGTGCCATTGTTAATTTATTTTAAATGCCATATATATATA